TTGGTGCGGAAAATACTGCACCATCAGAAACCGCAATGACATTCACACAGGTGTTGTTGGGGTCTTATCGTTATGAATCTCTGGTCCTGACCAGCAATGAACTTTTGCGGGATTCAGGTCTGGATCTTGCATCAGAAATCGGTGGTATGTTGGGTGAACGTATTGGGCGCAAGGAAACCACGGATTTCACAACTGGAAACGGCACCACAGCCCCAGAAGGTGTTGTCACTGGATCCAGTGCTGGTGTCACTGGTGCAACCACCACCACCATCACTCTGGCTAACATCATGGGACTTATCGGCTCCCTTGATTATGCATACCAGCAGGGTGCAAGTTTCATGATGCACCAGGCAATCTGGAACACGATTCTGCAACTGGCTGACAGTCAGTCCAGACCATTGTTCCTTGACCTGTTGAACGGGAATGCACCTAAGCTGTTGGGTTACCCAGTGGTCATCAATAATGCAATGGCTTCAAGCATTGCAGCCAGTGCAAAAACCATTTTGTTTGGTGATTTCAGCAAACATATGATTCGTGATATCGGTGATATTGAAATCATCAGATTGAATGAACGGTATGCTGATAAATACCAGACTGGTTTCCTTGCAATCAATCGCTGTGATGCTAAGGTCATGCAATCCAGCGCAATTAAGCGGATTACCCAGCCTGCATCATAAGGTGATCCATGAAAGTTAAAGTCCTGATCCACTGTGTGGGTACTCATGAAAATCACTGGCCTGGTACTGTCATTGACGTACCAGACAGCGATGGACAGAGGCTGCTGGATGCAGGGCTAGCAGAACTGGTGGTGGTTTCAGCAGTGGTTCCTACCATTGTTGAAGCCCCAGAATCTAAGCGAAAAAAGAGGTTTGAATCCCGATGAACCTAAAGGTGTTGGCCCAGCCTGCTGTGGAACCCTGCACCCTAGCAGAGGTGAAAGCCTACTGCCGTGTTGACAGCACAGATGATGATTCCACTATAAATGGAATCATGGCTGCAGCTAGGGAATATGTTGAAAGACACACCAAAAAGACTTTAATCTACACAGCCTACAGACTGACACTAGACACATTCCCGTATTGGGAAGACATCGAATTACCTAGAATTCCAGCCATTATAGCCCCATCAGCTACCATATCTGGTGTCAATTATAACACACCCAGAATTAGATACTGGGATGGTGATGGTAACCAGCAGACCATGGTGGTGGATGTGGACTATGAACTGTTGCTGGACGATAACCCGCCCCGAATAGTACTGCCTGCAATGATGCTGTGGCCTATTACTCTGGTCTACCAGCGGGGTGCAGTGGAAGTGGATTTTGTGGCTGGGTATGGTTCTGCACCTGGTGCAGTTCCACCACTCCTGAGAATGGCTGTCAAAATTCTGACAGCCCACTGGTATGAACACAGGGACGCTGTGGGTTCCTATGGCACCGAGGTTCCCTTGGCACTGGCTAACATTCTGTCCCTGCATGATTCAGGGGGTTACAACTAATGCCCCTAACCACCATCGGCACAATGAGACACAGGCTGATCCTACAGTCCCCCACAGACACTGTGGACAGCTATGGACAGCCTATTAGAAGCTGGACTACCTACACCACGGTGTGGGGACAAGTCATTGCACAGGGTGGGACAGAGGTCCAACAGGCTGGACAGCTGTCTGGTCTGGTCACATACCAGGTAGTCATCAGGACCCTGTACACAGTAGCCATGACACACAGAATGATCTGGGAAAACAAAACCTTGAACATCCAGTCTGTGATCCCACTGGATGGGGAAAGAAAGTTCATGAAAATTGTGGCTATCGAGGAACAGCCCTGATGGGTAGACCATTCGGAATAGATCTGCATGTGCAGGGGCTGGATCTGATGAAAAGGATTCTGGGAGACTTCCCAAAATCCCTGAATGCAGCATTCAAACGGTCTGCAACCATGACTGGAAGAATAGTCAAGAATGCAGCAAAAGCACGGGCACCTAGCAGAAAGAAATCCATCAGGATAGGTAGCAAAAGTGTCGCCATGTATGGGACTTCTGGATCACTTAAAAAGTCTATAGACAATGTGGCAAGAAAACCAAAAAACGCACAGGGTACATCCACATGGATAGGGATAATCGGTGCAAGAAAAGGGATGGGGGCTGTCGGGTGGGTCAAGTGGTACAAACGAGCTAAGGGTCAGCCAACATACAAAAACACCACGGTTTCCATTGAACCCAGTAGGTATTCCCATCTGGTAGAGAATGGGTCGATGAACAAGCTATGGCGCAGTGGAAGAATGGTAAGGGTTCCAGCTAGACCATTTCTTAGACCAGCGATGGATGCATCAAAATCACAGGCTGTTTCGATTACATCAGACAGCGTCAATAAAGAAATTGAAAAACTGGTCAAGTCTGGGAAAGCTTCCCCTGTCAGTAATGGGGAAACATCATGAGTCTACTAGGAAAGGTTCTCAGGACCTACCTGACAGAACAAACAGGGTATGCAGCAACCATACCTGGTGGAATCAGTCCAGAGGTCACAGGGACTGGTCTACCACTACCATTCGTCCACTATGCTGGTGTGTCCAGACAGCGAACACAGCTAGTGGGGAATACCAGCATTTACTACACTGAACGGGTGACATTCTCCTGTGCAGCTACCACCAGATCTGGTGTTCAGACTGTGGTGGACTGGATAACATCAAAGATTGCACTGGCTTCAACACGAACTGTTATGTCTGGTGTCACTGTCCACACACTAAGGGTGGATGATGAAGGGGACATAGCTGAATTCCTTGCAGATGGTGCAGATGAACCAGTCCGAACCACGACAGTGGATGTAATAGGTTCCTATGAAATAACATAAGGGGGTGATCCATGGCGATTCAGTTTCCAGCGGGTGCAGTGGCTTCAATTGCCACGTTGACATCAGGTTCACCTGGTGCAGCTACAGTCCTAACTAATGTAAAAAGTATCGGTGGGTCTGCTGTTACGCGTGCAATGGCTGATGTGACAGCACTGGGTGACACCACATTGCAGCGGTTACCCAGCAGGAATGATAAAGGCACACTACAGATTACTTTTTATCTGGATGACACAGCCACAGCCAGTAACCAGATAACCACCCTGAAAACCCGATTGACTTCTGGCACACACACCAGAATCACTGTGGACCTGTCCACGGGTTCTACTGTTGATGACCTGTTCCGATATGATGGGTATGTCACAGAAGTAGGTGAACCAGAAATTGCAGCGTCTGATGATGCACTGCAATACACGGTTACCATGCAACGGTCTGATAAGTACTAAGGGGTGATGTATGGGTCTGAACAGGGAACAGCTACTAGCACAGGCTAGGCCCAAAATCATAGAAGTCCCAGTCCCAGAATGGGGTGGGACTATTCATTTAAGGGACATCACAGCTGGTCAGAGGGACCAGTATGATGGTTACCAGATCGACCAGCAGGGGCAGAGTAAGTACACGGATTTCAGGGCTAGACTTCTGGTCCTGTCGATCTGTGATCAGGATGGTAACAGGCTGTTCACAGATTCAGAGGTGTCCACCATCAGCAGTCTACCAGCACATGTGGTGGACAGGCTGTGGGACCAGGCTGCACTTCTCTGTGGTCTGAAAACAGAGGAAGTGGAAAAAAACTGAGGAAAAGACCAGTCAGGCGGGTGATGTTTCGCCTGGCTGGTCATCTGGGCTGCACTGTTTCCGAACTAGAACAGAGGCTGTCCAGTTCTGAATTAACCGAATGGGTAGCACTGGCTTGGCTAGACCCATGGGGAGAGTACAGGGCTGATGTTCGGGGGGCTGTTGCTGCATGGGCTAGTGTGGCTGCATGGTCATCACAGTCTAAAGTTCAGGACTTTTTACCATCAGATCCATGTGCAATCCCAGAACTAAAAAGTGTAGAATCAAAACCGGTAGAACAAAAGAAAGTGGCTAGCCTAGATGAACTGGCTGCAGCCAAAATGTACCTGACCAGTCTGGGACTGGTCCCAGTCAAGGGGACAGACAATGGCTAGTATTGCAAAAATGTCTGTTCAGATGGGCTGGAATGGGGAAGAAGCTGAAAAGGGTGCAGCTTCCATGACTAAAACTTTACAGAAGGTGGAAGATGCAGCCAAGTCTAGTAATGACAAAATGAAAGAAGCAGGGAAACCAGATTCAAAAGAAGAAGCGATTTTCCAAAAAAAACTAGCCAATATGAACGAACTGCAAAGGCAACAGGCAATTGCTTTTGAGGAAACAAAAAAACGCAGAATGACCATGACTGCGGAAGAAGTCAAAGCAGATATCGCAAAAGAAAAGAAAACAAAAGAAAAGGAAATGTTTGCTGAATCTCTGAAAAACATGAATGCACTTGAACGTGATAAAGCACTGAAAGACAAAGAAACTCAAAAACGCCGAATGAACATGACTAAGGAACAGATCTTAGCAGACATAGAAGCTGAAAAGAAAAAGGAAGAAGCCAAGAAACCCAAGGCACCTGGTGCAGGGTTCTTTACCGAAGCATTGTCTGGAATCACCCTGCTTAAGGGTGCTTTTGATATGTTGGTGTTGGGACCTATTCAGGCTTCTATCGGTATTTTGAAACTGGGTGGTGATGCACAGGCTGCACAGATCAAATTAGGGTACATGGCTGGTTCTGCTGTGCAGGGTGTGGACGCATTCCGAAAACTGCAAAAGCAGGCTGCAGACACTGGGGTTCCACTCACTAACCTTACAAAATCACTCACTACCCTGACTGGTCTGGGCCTGTCTGTCCAGGCTGCAGGAAACATAATGTCTAGGCTGGGCAATGCTGTCCAGATTCTGGGTGGTGGTACAGCTGGTGCAGATGCAGTGGCTGGTTCCATCGCACAGCTAAGGGTTTCAGCCACAGCCACAGAAGGTCCATTGCAGCAACTACAATCTAGTGGACTTAAGGTATTCGAGGCACTTGCAGAGGAACTGTCAGCAGTCACAGGAGAAGCTTACACTGTTGAAACAGCGATGCAGAAAGTCCGT